AGAGAACTGCATGTTAATACCCGTCCCTTGCATCTTCCCACTTCGTCTTGGCGATGATGTAATTCTTCACCAGACTACTACGGACAATATCGTCAATACCAAACTCTATCTCAGTGAACTCACCCATGTTACGTAAGATAGATAGGAAGTCTAACAACCCACTCTTATCATCACGCTTCTTCAAATCCACCTGCCTATAGTCACCGCACAAGAAGAACTTGCTGGTGTGGCCGATACGGGTAATGATGGTGTCCAGCTCATGCATCGTACAGTTCTGGCTCTCATCTAGAATAACAATAGCATTGTTAAACGTAGTGCCCCTGATGAACGATGTCGACAAGAACTCTACAAACCCCTGCTCAACCAACCTATCCCATGCATCCTTACGTTTGAACATCTCCGCCGCTATCTGCTTATACGGCTCAGTGAACATGTTCATCTTCTCAGCGGCATCACCCGGCAAGTGACCCATCTCACGACCCTGCACACTTGACCTGATAATCACTAGCTTGCCATAGGGGTTACTTCTGTCCATAACCTCCTCCAGTGCCTTGTAGAACGCAATGTAAGTCTTACCTGTACCAGCCACACCAGACAGTGCACCAAAGTAGTGACCCTGTTGGTACGCCTCAAAGAACTCACGTTGCTTATCCGTCTTAGGTTGCACCGTTAACATATCATCCAGCCGCATCTTTAATCCATGTTGCGGTTTAACTGGTTCTGTCTCTACCATTGTTTGTCGTTTACGAGTTACCATTATGCTGCTTTCCCCCATACATCGTCCCAAGTGCCTGTTGTAGCACCCTTTGAATAATCAGTCACACGTTGCTCAAAGAAGTTCGTATGACTAACACCTAGCATTCCATCCACCCAAGGCAGAGGATTCTTCTTAACCTTAAACACTCCTTTCATACCCATACTGATTAAGCGGCGGTCAGCAATATAACGAATATATTCCTTAACCTCTTCTTTAGATAACCCCTCAACAGCACATACACCAAAGGCCAAGTCAATAAACTGGTCTTCTAGCTCTACCATGTTACGGGCTATCTGTTTAATGTTAGCAGCACTACTGTCGCCGGGGTTCTCTTTAACCCACTCACGGTACACCTTAATCATCCCCTCAGCATGCATTGTCTCATCTACTACCGACCAAGCAATGATCTGCCCCAATCCCTTCATCTTACCGTTACGTGCAAAGTTCAGTAACATTACGAATGAAGAGAATAGTTGCATACCCTCACCGAAGGCGCTAATGGTTGCAATCTTCTCTGCCATTGGAAGGTCGCCTAACGTCTTAAAGTACTCATGCTTGTCTACCATCTCACCGTACTGCATGAACTCGTTGTAGGTGCTCTCAGGCAGTCCTAGCGTCTCAATTAGGTGGGCATAGGCGGCAACGTGTAGAGCTTCCCGTCCAGCAAAGCCACTCATCATCATACGCACTTCAGGTTGCTTGAACGCTGGAATGTAATGTGTGTAGTAGCCGTCACCAATGTCTAGGTCGCCCTGCACAAAGAACCGTAGTATCTTAGTCAGGAACTCTCGCTCGTCTGTCCCTAGTTTCTTCTGGTAGTCCTTCAAGTCCTCACCCATAGGAACCTCTGTATGCAACCAATGGCTCTGCTCATGCTCTAGCCATGCGTCATATGCCCAAGGGTACATAAAGGGTTTAAACGTTGTACGCTCTTGTGTTAAATCTTTTTTCACCACTGTCTCCATGTGTTACTAATAATATGCAGGCAGGTGACCACTTCTAGCCACCTTACCCAACTCAACTGCCTTAACCTTCGCAAGCCAGACATGATTCTCCGTTCACTATAGCAGATAAGTCTATCGAAGTCAACTTAACTGCACTGCCTACTTTCTCTGCCCTACGCACTTTATCGCTACGTAGGTAATACAAGCTCTTCAACCCCTTCTTCCACGCCATGAAGTGTACAGCATGTAGGTACTTGATCTGCACATCTGGACGGAAGAATAGGTTAACACTCTGCCCTTGGTCGATATAGACTTGACGGTCACTAGCAAGCTCAATAATCCAGCGCTGGTCAAGTTCCATCGCAGTCTTAAACACAGCCTTCATATTGTCGTCAATGTCCAGATGCTGCACACTGCCATCGTTGGCGATAATTGTTGCCCATGTGTCATCATCATCCAACCCGATCTTAGCAAGCTCTCTAGCCAACCACTTATTTTTAGTAACATATGCACCACTTAAAGTATCCTGACGATAAGCATTAGCCCGATAAGGTTCAATGCTAGGACTGGTATTACCCATGATAATAGAAGACGATGCGTTGGGTGCAATAGCCATGTGATGACTAAAGCGCCTGTTAACCCCGTGCATAGCAGCATCAGGGCATGCACCACGTTTGTCAGCCAAGTAAGAATCTCCACGCAAACACTCCTTGTTTATATGGCTGAAGATATCCTTGTTAGTCATCTTTGCCATCACACCCTCAAAGGCTAAGTTATTCTTCTGTAAGTATGCATGGAAACCTAACGCGCCAATTCCAATAGACCTCTCACGGGTAGCAGAGTAAACTGCACGACGAACACTATCAGGAGCGTTGCTGAGGAAATAGTCAATAACATTGTCAAGCATTTCCATAACATCCGGTACAAATTGTTCATTACCTTTCCACTCATCGAAGTACTCCAAGTTCAAACTACTTAGGCAACACACCGCTGTACGATCTTTACTGGTGGGTAAGAAGATTTCTGTACATAGGTTACTACCGTTAATTGTCAACCCTTCTTTCTGTAACCATGAGGGCATCTTACGGTTAGCTTCGTCAATGAAGATAAGGTAAGGCTCTCCGGTCTGCATACGTAAGTCTAACAACTTCTGCCACAAGTACTTAGCTGATACCGTCTCAACAACTTCTTTACTAGCAGGGTTTATTAAGTCCCAGCTATCATCAAAGTCATCGTCTAACATTGCCTTCTCTAACACCTGCATAAAGGCATCTGATACGTTAACACCATGATTTAAGTTAGGTGTGCGTAGGTTCTGGTCGCCCGTTGCCTTACGCATCTCTAGGAACTGGATGATGTCAGGATGGTTAATGTCCAAGAAGGCGGCGTAACTACCACGGCGTGTACGTCCCTGTCGATAAGCCAAGCTAGAGGCATCATACATCTTTAAGTGGGGCATGATACCAGTGCTCTTCTCATCTGAGTTACGAATGCCTAGGTGGACACCAACACCACCGCCTAACATACTTAGCCAGTTTGTCTCCGATAGATTATCAACCAAACCTTCTGCACTATCTTCCATATAGTTGAGGAAACAGCTAATAGGAAGTCCACGCTTACTACGACCAAAAGAAAGAATAGGAGTGCTATAACTGAGCCAATGGCTAGAACTATACTCGTAAAGTCGCTGGGCGTGCTCAGGGCTGCTTGAAAAAGCCTGCGATACATATGCAAATCTCTCCTGTGGGCTAACCTCTCCGTCCATCATATAACTCTCTCGCAGGCGTTGTAGGCCAAGAGTGTCAAACAGAGCGTCACGGCTCATGTCCATCTTAATTGTCATCAATGTTTTCCTCTAAATAATCAGCTCGGTCTTCAATAAAGTCATGGAAGCGGTCAACAATGTCAGAGCTGTGTATATTCAGTAGCTCTAGCAAAGTAACCTCATCCATGCGCTTTAGTTTATCATAAATATCAGGTAGCGTTAGTGGCATATTTCTTTTCCAAGTAATTCATAGAGAGAAACATTTCATCAAACGCGCCATCATCTACCTCATTTAACATTACCAACCCCCGCCAATGTTTGTTAGAGAGTTGATCCATATAGTCTTCATCATGTAGATAGAAAGACCCAGCGATTATTCCACAGATTGACTTGCCGTCTGCCCTTTTGCCGTAAGCCACTTGCTTACCTTGTTGATGCCCTGCAACACAAGACATGTGCAGCTTATTAACGATAACACTAGCAGTGCTGGCAGGTCGCCCCATAACACCAACAGGCCAGTAATGGTTGAAACCAACACCATTGATAAAAACAGGTTTAAGAAACTCATATACTTCCCAATCTTTTTCATATCCTAAGTCAGCAGTCGAGATCACTCCTTCTAACATTGGATTACTATTTACGGCTCGGTTAATTCTATTTTCATGGTTGCCCATAGTTAAGACTAGCCGAGGTTTATATACTTTATGCTTTGTTGTCTTCTGTACTCTTTGAAGATCACGTAGAGGTTTAAGCATCGTTGCCATAGCCGCTTTCGCATAATCAATATCATCCTTGTAACGTTTACCCTCAAAGTATTTACTACCCACCTTATCATGTGTTGACAGAGAAGGCATGTCCGCGAAGTCGCCAATGTTAACTACAACATCTGGTCGGTAGTCGCAGATCGCCTCTCCTGCCCATGTAAGGTGTTCAATAGGTACACCGGCCTTAACTTGACAATCCGGTATAACTAATATCTTCATTCGCCATCACCAAACAATGAGTGCACACTACGCCACCTCTCATTTGTCTCGTCTTCTAACATTATATCTACTTTCTCATACACACCGACATAACCACTCTCATCCAGAAACATTGCAAACTGACGTATAACATCATCCCACGCTGTGTCCTCTGAGCAAATGAAGCAATGCTCGTGGTTTGTACTTATGTTATTTTCTGCTGTAGTCCGTTTAAACAAGTAGTGTTGCTTAACATCATTCATATCAATCCTTAAATAAAGTTGGAAACTGCTGCCTTAACACAGCTTTACATTTATCCGCCACTAGTCGATGCTCTTTCTGTGTAGCCTCGTCACACCGGATATCAACATAGTGCATCCAACTGCGTAGCGTACCATTCATATACATACGACTCATTACCAAACCCTCTGGCAACACCTTACGCGCCACCTCCTTAGCTATGCCGTTATTTAGAGCAGCTGCATATACACCCTTAGTCTGTGCAATCAAGCTGTTCTGCATCTCATCCCACCAGCGCTGTAACTCTCTGTCTTGCGTAGGTAGGCTGTTCTGACGGTTCTTAGTATCCTGCAGCCTAACTTCTGAAGTCTCATAGTCGTTAGCCACTGCATATCGCTGACTGAACTCTTGAAAACTAAAGCTGCGATGGCGCAGGATTTGACGGGCGATGTCTCTAGTACACTCTATCTCCATACACACGTTAGCCATCTCGAATGGACTCCAGTGCTTCTCCCTAACCAAGTATCGCAACAACCCATCTATACTAGGGTTATCTTGATTCTCTGGGTTGCTAACTCTCGCCATGTACGCAATCAAACGCTCAGCATCTGGTGTTGCCCATACAAGTTTAACATTCATTTCTTATTCCTTTCTTTACGCTCTACGTTAGTCTTATCTTTGTGACAGGGCTTACATAACACCTGCAAGTTTTCCACTTCACAATATAAGCGGTCGAAATAGGTGTCCCAATTAACAAACCCAGTAGCTGGGTCAACTACGGGGTCGGTATGGTCTATCTGCACATCTCTAGCAATGAAGAAGTTACCACACCCAGAGCAAATATAATGTTCAGCCATACGACCGGAATGTTTGTTAACCTTCTTACCACTGGCAGCATCTTTAAGCGCTTGCCACTTCGGAGGGTAACGTCTCATTCCGCCTCTAGCTGTTGATATTATAAATGCTCTCCACCGCGCCTCTGTCCACTCACCCCCGTTATACTTTCTGTCGCTCATACTGATATAACAATTGAGCAAAGCCTTCTACAAACTTCTCGTCATGGTTTCGTTCACCCATTGTAAACATAATTGCATGAACAAGCTCGTGGTAAAAAGTAACCTCTGCTACTTGCCCCTCTAGCTTCTTGTTAAGAATGATACGTGAGTTGTCAGGGTCTGTATACCCTAGTGCGTCTGTCTCACTTCTTATCGTCTCCCAGTCCATACCGGCGAGTTTAAACTTCTTTAGGTGGGTTCCATATTTCATTCGGGTATCTCCTTAACCATAGTAATCGGGCATTCTCTAACACTCTGACTTCGCCCAGTGCCTCCACACAGCACCGGTACAGCTCTTGTTCCGTCTTCAGCTCGGCTATCATCTTGTCTGCCGTCTTTGGCCCTACACGATAAACACCTTTGATGTTGTCCACTGCATCCCCTGTCAATATTTGCTTGTAGAAGAACCGCAACCCCTCCTCTGGTGTTACATAATGTTTCACCTTCTTCACAAAGTTGTAATGCCATGTTGGAACCTGTAGGAAATCTTTATCAATTGAAACTATAAGGGCTTCATCTCCTAACTCAGTAGCTCTTATTGCAATGTCGTCATCAGCTTCTTGGTCAACACTCATCTTCGCATCCCAAGCAGTTACCAGATAATCACGCAACAATGGAAGGTGGATAGGTTTAGCCTTAGCCTTCCTGTTGCCTTTATACTGTGCTGTAACTGCTATGGTGTTACGAAAATTAGTCGACCCAGTTAGGAACAGTTCATAACCATCCGTATCTAACAAGTCGTACAGAAGAAGGTCTTCAACAAACAGCGCCATAGTGTTAAGCGCTGCTGATGGAGTTTCTTTTTCTGTTGCAAAGCCAACTCGATAACAAAGAATGTCGCTATCGAGCAGGGCGATCAAAGCAAGTCGTCTTCGTCAAAAGCTACGGTAGCAGCGGTAGGGGCATACTCTTTCAAGTCGGTGATAACCAACTTCTGAAGTCCTGTACCAACACCCTTTTTACCTTTGAACGTCCATGAGTACGTGTTAACCAAACACGCCGCCATGCTTCCATTACCGACAATACTGCCCTCGATCTGTGACCCACCATCGTCATAGGCGTAAATTGGACGCTGGCTCTTGCAGGTAATGTAACTACCCTTGCCTTCACGACTCTTAACTTCTACGCCCAACTCCTCAAGTCCTTTTACCGCTGATTCTGAGAGATTACACAAGTCTACTTGGAACTTGCCTGACATCTCGTTAGGCTTGTCCAAAGATGCCCACATAACTTCTGCGCGGATTTTGATTTGATTTGCCATTTTAGTTTACCTTAGTCTGTTTTAGTGAAAATTACCATTGCTTGGTTCTTCTTTAGCATTATGCCAGAATGAACTAGCTGCCTCCGAAAGATGGTCCAAGACTTCCATCTCTGAAAGATTGTCGCTGAATGACACCAGCATAGTATCGCCTTCTAAAGATATGACGATCAATGCCTCTGCATTACTAACAACATCCTCCAAACTTCTATTTTCTTCTTGCTTCAATGGGTTTCCTTCCATGTGTTACCAATCTTGTACTCCCCAGCTGTCGGGCATCTTAGATTATAATGAAGTCCAGCTTCTTTAATTGCTGCGACCGCCATCTTACCTACCCTTTCAGCGTCTTCCTCTATCACCTCTACCTGCCATTCATCATGGACATTAGCTACGAAGTGAGCTTCTATTATACCACACTTTAACTTGTTATGCAAGATAACTAATGCCTTTTTCATTAAAATAGCACCAGCTCCTTGCAACAATGTGTTAAGCGCTGCATGTTCACTTCGAACCCATAACCTTCGTCCATCTAAGTTAGGTGTTAGATAACCTTTAGCTGCATGTTGTGCTGTCTTCTCCTTCAATGCCTTCAATGCTGGAGTGTTATATAGGAACTTGTCAATAAGACGTTGCCCTTTAACCCTACCACCACCAACAATTGAACCAATCTTACTTGCACCAGCTCCATACAGAAACGCATAAATGAATGTCTTTGCTTGGTCACGGCTTGTTAGCCCTGCCGCTTTCATATTCATAGTATGCACATCCGTACCTAACTTACTACTCCCCTCTACTACCGTCTTAACATATGCCTCGTCATGCATGAAGTGGGCTAACATACGTAGCTCCAATCCGCTGGCATCAGCACCGACTAGCTTGTTACCCTTATCTACACCCCATAAGCCCCTACACTCTGGACCATACTCACTACCCGCATTAGGCACTTGCGCCATATTAGGGCTCATATGCGTCATACGCCCTGTAATAGCGCCAATCGTTATCACCCTACCGTGTACCCTTCCTTTATCTGTTGCCGCCTCCAGCCACGATGTGACCTGCGTAATCCGCTTCTGTAACATCATGTAGCGCAACACCATCGCCGCCTCTGGTAGGTTAATCTTAGATAACACACTTTCATCCACCACTATAGAACCCATCTCTGTGAGCTTTGTAAACTTAGCTCCTAGTAACATCAATCTCTCTGCTACTTGTTGTCGGCTTCCGGGGTTAAAAGCTGTCACCTTCGTCTTTAACTGTTTACCTGTCTTCTCACTTACTCTTCTCTCGACCCAAGGCGGAAACGTGTCTTGAAGTTTACCCTCAATATCAGCCAGTTCACCTGACAATTTAGCCACCAATGCCTGAGCTTCTTGACTATTAAATTTGAAACCATGCTTTTCCTGCTTTCCTATTATGAATGCAACCTCGTGTTCTAAGTCCACACTCTCGCCCCAATCGCTTAACTCCTCTGATAACTTAGCATACAGCTCAACCGTTACAGCTACGTCCTGCCTGCAATAGAATCGGTTAAGGTTTTCAACTGGTTCATCATAAGGGCGCACACTTTTCTTGTCATACTCAGTACCAGTAATCCAGTGCCATATCCGTGAATACTCTACCTTTCTGTTGTTTAGGCGTTTTCCCCAAGCGTCCAGACTGTGCCCTCCTTCGAGTGATGGACTCAACAACCGACTCATAATAAGCGTGTCCCTCAATTTCCTCCAAGAAATCTTCAGCTTCCAAACCTTGTTCAACACCGGAGCATCGAACCCCATAATGTTGTGACCCACTATCGTGTCGGCTATGTCTAACAAGGGTATCAACGTGGATGGTTTTGTGTGGCATATGTATTCATCAGTATCGCTGTTATGTGTGTAGCACATCCATATTTGATCGTGCTTGCTATTTGTCTCTATGTCCAGTGTAAGTACCATTATAACTTCTCAAGTTCAATCTCCACTAGTTTAGCATACCCACCAACATCATGCCAGCTGTCAGCATAGAAGGGGTCACCGTTCGCTATACGTGCTAGTTTGTTACAGATTAAATCTAAACTCTCTTGCATGTATGGCTCCATTATAACCCAACTGGGCGCTGTACGCAACACATTCTTTAACAATTGTGATGTTTCTGCCACCTCTTTATACTCACCATAGCGCTTACCGCGTGTCTCTAATGTTTCTTGTATGTCGTTCATCTATTCCACATCTCTTTCATTTTAAGTTCATGCTCTGCTAACTCTCGCTTGCGTTCCTCTTCATCTATCCGTATGTCGAATATCTTGTCAGCTAACAACGCCCTCTCTAGCTGTGTTAGCGGCGGATATCGTGTGTTATCACTCATGTTCGTATATAGCTTTAACCAAATGATAGAATTTAACTAACTCTTTGTCATACTTACAAGCCCAGTCTACCACCTCACCCTCCGGCTTGTAACTCTCATCCTGCCACATACAAAAGCCAGCCTCTTCGGCCAAGTCTTTAATCTCCTCTGTGAACTCTGGGTCAGCTTCATAATCAGGCGCTAGATACTTAGCTTCACCAATACCTGCCTTTATTGCAGTGAGTATACCTAACCGCGTCAAGGCTGATACTGCCTCTGGTGGAAAGTCAAACTGGTAAACAGCACTGCCATCTTCGTTCTCACGTAATATGGTTACGTTACCCGTTCCTTCATCATTCATCTATAGCTCCTCCAAAATAATCAATCATAATACTAGTAGCGTTTATTCGTTTGTTAATTTCTACAATGTCTTTTTCCCTGTCTAACTCAAAGATGGCGTACCCTTTGTTGTGTTTTCTACGAGATAAATCCTGCTGTAAGTTTTCTAGTGTCTCCTGTAAGTTGGAAACAGTAATCTTATCTACATCATCATCACATATTGTTAATCTAAAGTCCATAAGTCACCTTTGCCTTTGCACCAGATAGCTTTGCCATCTTTGTTAATAAATCATTCAACGGCTCCAACATCATAACCCTACAACAGCTAAGTGTAATGGGGCTGAACTCAGTACCGCTATCACTCTCTTCTATACGGTTTAAATACTTATCAAAGAACTCTTTAACAAGCCCTTGCAGTATTAAAGCATTCTTTTCATTACGCATCTCAGCGCCTATCTCTTCATAGTCCATCACCACTCACTTTCATCAGCAACATTGACAGTCATCGTAGTACAGAGACCATTGTATACTGTCAGCCAACTCATTGTTATGATAGACCCGATACCTGAGCTGCTATCACATTCAATGGTTATTGAAGTGACGATGTTGTTTAGTTCTACAACCTCGTTAATCTTTTCTACAGCACTAGGTAACAGTGTTATTTTACTCATAATTCTTCTCCTTTAATTTTGCCTCAACTCCCTCAGCAACACCCTTACCGCTACACCATAGTTGGTAGCCTTGGTCATCATGCGTGTTTTGATCAACAATCTGCTCCACCTCCTCCTCAGTTAACCCCACCCAAGGCTTCTGTGTTTCCAGCGGTGCAACTTCATACATATCTTTGACGGAAACAGGGTCGCCGCTCATGCGTTCTTCTCCTTTAACTTAGCTTCAATATCACGCGCGTATCCGTAGGGCAACTTTAGGTTTTTGGCCGTCCAATCCCGTATGAGTTGCCAGCGCTCGGTCGCTTGGTTCTCGTTGTAGACTCTCACGCTCTTTACGTGGCTCTTGAAGTCGGGGTAGTGCGGGCGAACTGGTCCGCA